AGGATTTCCAAAGATGAAGAACGCACAATTGCCCGTCTACTTGACAGTATGACGCCAGAAGATATAGCGCATAAGTTAGATCGTGACGTTGAATCTGTAATTGATTTCATAAAACGTAAGTTTAGGGTGGGCGTAACCAAGGAAGAGGCGGCGGCTTTCTCGCTTGAGGATCGTCCTTATTGGCTAGAGCTTCAAAATCAATTTACAGGTGATGAACTTGAGCTTTTTAAGTACCACTGGTCACGAATTATCGCCCAGTTCAAAGACGATGTGTTCCCAACTGAGGAATTACAGGTGGTTGATGTTATAAAACTGGAGCTTTTGATGAATAGATGTCTCAAAGCTAATAAAGATAACATAGAACACCTTAATGTCTACGAGAGTTTATTGAATGATGAGCGTCAAAATGACAGGGATCAGCAAGATCAAGACACAATTATTAATCTTGAGCGACAAATGGCAAGCCTTCGTGCTGCACAAGAGAGTTTGAACAAAGATTATCGTGAACTTCAAGCTAAAAAGTCTTCCATGTTAAAGGAAATGAAGGGCACAAGAGAGCAGAGAATTAAAAGATTGGAAGACAGTAAGCAAAGTTTTACTTCTTGGGTTGCAAGCTTGATGCAAGATCCAGAAAAAATAAAAAAATACGGTATCGAAATGGAAAAAATGAAACTAGCCATGAAAAAAGAAGAGGAAAGGTTGGGTTCATACCATAAATACGAAGACGGAATGGTTGATCAGCCATTTTTAACGCCGGATACAGTTAAATCATGATTAATTATGCTTTTATACACATACCCAAGAATTGTGGTCACTCAGTTAAAAAAATGCTACAAACTCAAGAAGTTTCAAATATTAAGTACTATGGTCACGGTGTATTATTTTCCAGCATACCAAAAGAATACAAGCAGATTATTATAATCCGTGAACCAGTAGATAGATTTTCATCTAGTTTTTTTTACATCAAAAAGCACAATATGAAAAATAGTAAATTTGATGATCCATCTCAATTGATTGATGGTATTATTAATTCAGACCCTGAAGCTGCAAAATTTCTAAAACCACAAAATAACACACACAAAGTAAATGGAAAGAGTATTGCAACAGACTGGGTATTTCACGAACAATCAGGGTGGATAGACAATCCATACAAAATTATTTTCCATGACAAAATTAAAGATGGTTTTAAAGATTTAGGGTTTGATCTTAAAATACCACATATAAACAAATCTGAACGAATTTATTTTGAATACAAAAAAAGACATATAGATTTTCTTAAACAGATGTATAACAAAGATTTTAAATTTTACGAGGAACAAAGAGGAAAAATATGAAAGCTATTATTACAGGGATTACGGGACAGGATGGAAGCCATCTTGCAGATTTATTGCTTGAGAAGGATTATGAAGTCGTAGGTGTTGCAAGGAGAGCCAGCACAGATACAACACAAAGAATCAAACATATTCTAAATCACCCCAAATTCAATCTAGTCGAGGGCGATGTTACCGATATGTCTAGTATTTTACGTATTCTTTCTGATAACGCAAATGTAGATGAAATCTATAACTTGGCCGCACAGTCTCACGTTGGAACATCTTTTAAACAACCTGGATTAACATGGGATGCAACAGCTAAGGGCTGTCTTAATATACTTGAAGCTATTGTTAACTTGAATATTTTGAATGTTAGATTTTATCAGGCTAGTTCAAGTGAAATGTTTGGAAAAAAATACGATGAGGTAAACGGAGAAAAAATACAAAGTGAAACAACTAAGTTTTTACCGCAAAGCCCATACGCTATAGCGAAGTGTGCTGCACATGAAGCAGTTAGATTATATCGTGAAGCTTACAATATACATGCTAGTTGTGGCATATTATTCAATCACGAAGGGCCACGCAGGGGCGACAACTTTGTCACAAAGAAGATTACAAAGTGGATTGGGGGATTTTTACGTTATTTATCAAGAAATAATATTAAAACTAAAGACCTTACAGCTAGTTTTGCTAACAAGGATTGTGAATTAATTTTCGCTTCCGGTGTTCAAGAATCTTATCCAAAGTTAAGACTTGGAAATCTAGATGCGTATAGAGATTGGGGTTATGCTGGAGATTATGTAGATGCTATGTGGAAAATGCTTCAACAAGATAATCCAGATGATTATGTAATTTGTACAGGACATTCTCATACTATACGTGATTTTTTGAGCATAGCTTTTGATTATGCGGGTATACATAATTGGGAAGATTATGTTTTCATAGATCTAGAATTTTATAGACCAGCTGAAGTAGACTACCTTAGAGGTGACAACACTAAAGCCGTAAGACAATTAGGTTGGACTCCAAAGTTTAATTTAACTGATCTTATAAAGATAATGTTAGAACATGAGAAACTACAAGGTTAGCCTAGATTTATCAGACATTTTTAGAGAGATAGAGGTATACAAACTCAGAGAATTTGATGCCCCATTTTTGATCATGTTTATTCAAGCAAGTGACCCAGACGAAGTTTGTTCAGAACTTTTACATAGACTCATGTCACAATTATTGAGTAAAAATAATTCTATTAAAACAAGAGTATTATGTAGAAAAATTAGACAAAAAATTAGATTTGACAAAATAGAGCCGTTATGAAAAGAAATTATAACGATCCAGCATACGAACAATTTAGAAAAGATGTGCTAAAGCGTGATAAAAGGTGTTGTAGGATGCCAAATTGCCATTCTAAGAGCCGTTTACAAGTACACCATATAAAGAGGTGGGCTCATGCACACGCCCTTAGATACGATATTTCGAACGGTATAACACTGTGTTATAAATGCCATAAATCAATAAGTGGCAGAGAGCACCACTATGAATCCCTTTTTAATACGATAATACAAAATGGCTTATAAGCAAGCACCTCCATTTACTGTTATAAAAGATACCAGAGAACAAGATGGATATTTTTTCTCTGAGTTTAACACTTGTGCTGGAATGATAGAGCAGAAGTTAGATACTGGAGATTACTCTATAGTTGGCTTAGAAGATAAGGTTTGCATAGAAAGAAAAGGGTGCGTTGAAGAATTAGCAATCAATCTAGGTCAAAAGAAATATCCATTTATGAATGAAATTGCTAGAATGGAACCTTTTCCACATAAGTTTATTGTTCTTGAATTTTCATTAGAAGATCTTATTAAATTTCCTGAAGATACAAGAATACCAATTAAAAATAAGTCTGCTGTAAAAATCACCGGAAGATACATGTTGAAGTGTTTAATTGAGTTTCAGATGTATAATAACATACATGTTTTATTCTGTGGTGATAAACATAACGCATTTTTAGCTGTTAGTAGTATCTTTAAGAGAATTAATGAAATGTACACCATCGGGAGAAAAAAATAATGGCATCAAATGAGAATGAAATATTATTCGACTTTCATCATAACTGTGCCAATTTAAAGAATAGAGAGATATTTTTACACAACCATCATAGCTACGAAGAAAATCCAGGCGTTGAATACAAGATGTCCGTTACGTTTATAAAAAATCTCAGAGCATTAGCACTTGATAGTTCAGAGCCAATTAAGATACACATGCAGAGTACTGGTGGAGAATGGGCAGATGGAATGGCTATGTACGATGCTATGAATTTATGTAAATCAAAAATTACAATAGTTTCTTATGGTCAAACCGAGTCTATGAGCACTATAATCTTACAAGCCGCCCACAGGAGGCTTTTAACAAAGAATTCGTATTTCATGGTTCATTACGGTACTAGTGGCTATATAAGTCAGTATCAAAATGTTCATAACTGGCTTTCTTATGATAAAAAGATATGTAATGATATGCTAGAGATATATGCATCTAAATGTGTAAGTGGAAAATTCTTTAAAGAAAAAGGGTATGACATTCCTAAAGTCAAAAAATATCTTCAAAGAAAATTCAAAGATGGAGATTGGTATATGTCAGCAGAAGAAGCTGTATACCACGGTTTCGCAGATGAAGTGATAAGCAGATGGTAAAGAAGCAAGAATTTAAAAATATTGACGAAGCATGGTTAGGTCTAGATCAAATAGATGCTGATCTTTTCAATCCCATGTCTATATTGAAACCTAGCGAAGATGACTTTCATCTAAAGTTAGTTTATTTAATGACAAGGCCTGAATATTTATCTTTTACAGCTAGTCACATACTAGGGATTAATCTCTTACCTTCACAAGCTTTAATACTGCATGAAATTTGGAATCGTAAGTTTCCAATGTTGATAGCAAGTCGAGGTTTTGGTAAGTCATTTATGTTATCACTCTATGCGGTCCTCAGAGCCTTGATTTTGCCACGTAGAAAGATTGTGGTAGTAGGTGCTGCCTTTAGACAATCTAAGGTTATTTTTGAATATATGGAGACTATGTGGCGTAATTCTTCGATGCTTAGGGATATCTGTGATGCTGACAGTGGACCACGTAGAGATACAGATAGGTGCGTGTTAAGACTCAATGATAGTACTATTACATGTTTGCCTCTTGGTGACGGACAGAAAATTAGAGGTCAGAGAGCTAATGATATTCTTGCAGACGAATTTGCATCTATACCAAGAGAAATTTTTGAAAATGTTGTAGCTGGCTTTGCCGCTGTTAGTTCAGATCCTGTAGCAAATGTGAAACGTATAGCATCTGAAAAGAAAGCGCAAGAGCTAGGAATAACATTAGAAGAAGGAGGCAAGCAAAAAGAAGACAAGAAGGATAATCAGATAATTTTGTCAGGAACCGCTTACTATGATTTTAATCATTTTGCTACTTATTGGAAGAAGTGGAAGGCTATCATCAAAAGCCAGGGAGATTTACAAAAACTAAGAGAAATATTTGGTGGTGACGATCCACCAGAAAATTTTGATTGGACTCAGTATTCCATCATTAGGGTTCCATATGAGCTATTACCAAAAGGTTTTATGGATGCCGATCAGGTAGCTAGATCTAAAGCAACTGTTCATACTGGCATATATCAGATGGAATATGGAGCATGTTTTACTAGAGATTCTCAAGGATTCTTTAAGAGATCTTTAATAGAGTCTTGTGTTGTTTCTGATTCAAACTCAATAAAAGATAGTAAAGGAAACGAGATAAAATTTGAAGCCAATTTAATGGGTGATCATGAAAAAAAATACATTTTTGGTGTTGACCCAGCGTCAGAAGTTGATAATTTCAGTATAATAGTATTAGAGGTAAATTCAGATCATAGAAGAATTGTGCATTGTTGGACAACAAATCGTTCACAACATAAAGAGCTTGTTAAAAAGGGTTATTCAACAGAAACAGATTTTTATGCATACTGTGCTCGCAAAATTAGAGACTTAATGAAGTTATATCCATGTATACATATTGCCATTGATGCACAGGGCGGTGGGGTTGCTGTTACTGAGTCGCTTCATGATCGTGACAAAATTAAAGACGGAGAGCTTCCATTATGGCCTGTTATAGATGACAATAAACCCAAAGATACAGACGGTGAACGTGGATTGCATATTATAGAAATGTGTCAATTTGCTAAGTATGATTGGTTATCAGAAGCTAATCATGGAATGAGGAAAGATTTTGAAGACAAAGTTTTGGTTTTTCCTTATTTTGATTCTATTACAATTGGATTATCTAACTCTGAAGACTCCATTAAGAATAGAATGTACGACACACTTGAAGATTGTGTTATGGAAATTGAAGAGTTAAAAGACGAACTATCAATGATACAGATGACTCAAACGTCTAATGGTAGAGATAGATGGGATACTCCAGAAGTTGTAATTGGCACTGGTAAAAAAAGTAAAATGCGTAAAGACCGTTATTCGGCACTATTAATGGCTAATATGGCTGCTAGAATTATACAAAGAACACCAGAACAAGAAGAATATAAGTTTTATGGTGGTTTTGCAACTGGTGGCGAGTTTAGGTCTAAAGACGAAAATCCTAACATGTACTCTGGTCCAAGTTGGTTTACAGATTCCATGAAAGATGTGTATTAAATGGTAGGCAATCCAATTACAATTACATTACGGGAAATACTATGAACGAGAATATGATAACTTGGAACGATAATGATTCTACAAGTAAAACAAATGCTTTTGCCCAATTTTCTGAAAGCTTAGATTCATACACCGGTTTATCTAAAACACAGGGCAATACTTATAGAAATTTTATTGATATTGAGCCTAATAGAAGTGTTCGTCCAGGTTTTAATGCTAGTGATTACTATTCTTTTAGACCAAACGAGGCAGTTCCAAACCAACAGCGTCGTATCATTAAGATGTGTATGGATGCGTATGATAAAGTTGGTATCATCCGTAATATAATTGATTTGATGGGCGATTTTGGAAGCCAAGGTATACAGATTGTACATCAGAACAAGAGCGTAGAAAGATTTTATCAGCAATGGTTCAAGAGTATCAACGGTAAGGAAAGATCAGAGAGATTTCTTAACAATCTTTATAAGTGTGGCAATGTAATTGTTTATCGTAGCTATGCTGATATCACTCCACAGCTAAAGCAGTACATGAAGTCATTGGCTAATGATATTAAGGTTGAGTTACCAGAAGTTGCTCAGAACCAGATACCTTGGAGATACAATTTCTTCAATCCACTTACTGTAAAAATGAAAGATGGAAATTTATCATTATTCATGGGCTTGAACAACTATACAATTACTACAAATTCATTTTTTGATAAGTTTACAAGCGGTGATATTCCTAGCCATGTTCTGGAAACTCTACCACCAGTAATTAAAAAATCTTTAATGAATGGTCAGAAAGATATTCCATTAGAGCCAGAAAGGCTAGGAGTCTTTTACTACAAGAAAGACGATTGGAAGCAATGGGCTAATCCAATGATTTATGCTATTCTTGATGATATAGTAATGCTTGAAAAAATGAGACTTGCAGATATGTCTGCATTAGATGGTGCTATTTCAAACATTAGACTGTGGACTCTTGGTAATCTAGACCATAAGATTTTACCAAATAAAGCTGCTATTAATAAATTACGTGATATTTTAGCTAGTAATGTTGGCGGTGGAAATATGGAGCTTGTGTGGGGTCCAGAGCTATCATTCCAAGAGTCGAGTAGCGAAGTTTATAAGTTCTTAGGATCTGAAAAGTATACATCTGTTTTAAACAGTATTTATGCTGGTCTTGGTGTTCCTCCAACTTTAACTGGTATGGCTACTAACGGTGGTGGCTTTACGAATAACTTTATCTCACTAAAAACACTTGTAGAAAGACTGCAATACGGTAGAGATCAGCTCATTCGTTTCTGGGAAAAAGAGCTTGAAATTGTACGTAAAGCTATGGGCTTTAGATATAAGGCTCACGTACAATTTGATCAAATGACTCTATCCGATGAAGCCGCTGAAAAGAATTTACTTATTCAACTTGCTGATAGAGATATTATTAGTCACGAAACTCTTATTCAGAGATTCAAGGAAATTCCAGAAATTGAAAAGATTAGACTTAAAAGAGAGCTTAAAGATCGTAATAATGATGTTTATCCAGATAAAGCCGGTCCTTTTCATAATGCTAATCACAAAAATGATCTTGAGAAGATTCAGAAACAGGGCGATATCAATATGAAGCTTAGAGATAAGCAACAAAAACAACAACAAAATGACAATGGTCGCCCACCATTGAAACAGGACGAAGGTCCACGTAAACAAAGAGTAGAACAACCAAGGTCAAAGCCAGGAGTAGCCGAATTATTAAGTTGGGCTTATAAAGCTTGGGATGATGCCTCTGCTATTATTAGCAAAGCATATATGTCTTCATTAGAGAAGAAAAATTTAAGACAATTAACTAAGGCTGAATTTAAAGAACTTGAGACTATCAAGCTAGATGTATTTACAAATTTAGTGGAAATGCAGAATGTCACGCAAGATAAAGTAATTGCTATACTTAAACAGAACAAGAAAATTCCTAAGTCATTTGCTATCTGTATTAATGAATCTAATATAACTCTCGATAATTCTACAATTGATGATTATCACAGAATGATTATAGGGCGATATGTTGAGCATAAACTAGCTTAATTGCGTGTTCAAAATAATTTTGTGTATAATGCTTTTGAGAGGAACACTATGAAAATATACCAAAATGAAATAACTGATGGCATCGCTGAAGTTGTACGAACAGATACATCTGTTGCGTATTGTGTTCCAGCTACAATTTCAACTGTGCCACATTCATCTTGTTCTAGAGAATTTTTAGACAAGATTAAAGCTAGCAGTGCCAATCCAAAACAGGTTGACTTATATTATCTTAAATCTGTTTTAGTTTCTACTGGTTGGAATAAAAACGATGACGTTTTTTCACCAGAAGCCACTTGGGCTGCAAGGTCTACTCCAGAAGACAAACAATTTAACTTTATGCACAATGAAAATGATATCATTGGTCATATTACTGGGTCTTACGTTGTAGATAGAGATGGCAATGCTATAGCAGAAAATACAGAAGACACACCAAAAGAATTTGATATTATTACAGAAGCTGTTTTGTATAATAGTTGGACTAATACTGAGAATAGAGAAAGAATGCAGCAAATTATAGCAGAAATAGAAGAGGGCAAATGGTTCGTTTCTATGGAGTGTTTATTTGCTGGATTTGATTATTCTATTCTAGGTGAGGATGGACAAGCTAAAGTTGTTGCTAGAGATGAAAAATCATCATTTTTAACAAAACATTTACGTGCTTACGGTGGTACGGGAGAGTACGAAGGCTACAAAATTGGTAGATCATTAAGGGACATTTCTTTTTCTGGTAAAGGTCTAGTATCTAAACCAGCAAATCCACGAAGTGTCATTCTTGATGCTAGCAAGGCTTTCTCAACAAACGATTCTAATTTTACTCAGGTTTCACAAGGAGAAGTAAATATGGCTGATACTAATGTTTTAGAGAGGCAGCTTGCAGAAGTTCAAACTGAGCTAGCATCTGCCAAAGAAGAAAATAAGGCTATTCGTGCCCAAATCGAAGCCGCTAAAGACAAAGAGTATGCTGATACAATTGCCTCACTTGAAGGTGATTTAACAGCTAAGGCTGATGAAATTTCTGCACTTCAGGAAAAACTTGCAGCTACAGAAGAAGCTGTAAAGTCCTTAGAAGACTCCATTGCCGACATGCACGGTAAGATGGAGAAGAAGGAAGAAGAAATGAAAAAGATGAAGAAGATGCAGCGAGATGAAAAACGTAAGGCTAGTCTTGTAGAAGCTGGGTTTGATGCTGACGAAGCAGAAGAATCCGTCGCTCTTTATGATGTGCTAGAAGACGAAGCTTTCAACACTATTGTTGCTATGTACAACAAGAAGATGAAGGCTAAGAAGGATATGAAAAAGGAAGAAGAAGTAAAAGCAGAGGTAGATGCTTCTGATGCAGTTGAAGATTCAAAGGCTGAAGAAGAAGTGTCAGAAGAACTTTTTGATGGCGTTAAGTCAACAGAAGCAACTCTTGTTGACGCTTCTGACGATACTGACGAGCTAGAAGCTACAAGAGCTAGTGTAGCCGAATGGCTAGAAAACAACGTACTACATAAGTGATAAAAAGGAGATATAATTATGGCTCTAAAATCAGATAGATATGAACTTCAGACTGATATCAGTTTCTTTTACAATGATGGTACTGCTACCCGTGGCGGCGTTGTAACACATGATTCAACTGCTGGTTCTGGTGCAGCTATGGACCAAGGCGTGAACCTTGTTAAGTACCAGCTTGCCACTTCAGCAACCGTGCCAGTTGGTCTGCTTCTAAATGATGTTGTAAACAAGGATCTTACTCGTACTCATCTTAATCAGCATAAGGATGAGGTACAGAAGGGCGGCAAGGTTACAGTTCTCCGTAAGGGGTATGTCGTAACTAATAACATTACAGGTACACCATCTGCTGGTGATCCAGCTTATGCTTGCCATGTAAATGCTGGCAATCTTCGTAAAGACTCTCCTGGTAGCTCAGGCGTTCTACAGGTTGGTCGTTTCCTTTCTTCAAAGGACGAAGATGGTTATGCTAAAGTAGAAGTCAACCTCCCCTGAACTAATTAAACTAAATAAAAGGAGAATAAAACTATGCCAATTAATACTAGACCAAGTGACGAATTTGTCGCTCTCCTACGTAAGTCAGGGGATTCCGACATCAATGTAGCTCAGGCTGCACAGCGTGAGTTTGCAAAAGCTCTAGAACTTCCTCTTCGCAAGGGCGTTCTAGTTGGTAACATTCTTGGTAACATTTTTGAAACCATTAATGTTGAGCCCGGTGCCACAACTGAATATCCTCTTGATCTCATTTCTCCTGGCCTTGAAGGTGAGCACGTTGCTTATACCAATCCTGGTCATGGTAGAGTTCCAGAGCGTTCAGTCGAAGGTGACTTCGTAATGATTCCAACCTATAGCATTGCTTCATCAGTAGACTATCTACTTCGCTATGCCCGTGAAGCTAGATGGGATATTGTTGGTCGTGCTATGCAGGTTATGGAAGCTGGCTTTGTAAAGAAGATGAATGACGATGGCTGGCACACACTTCTTGCTGCTGGCGTTGATCGTAACATTCTTGTATATGATGGCGATGCTACTGCTGGTCTTTTCAGCAAGAGACTCGTTTCACTTATGCAGACTGTTATGCGTCGTAATTCAGGTGGTAACAGTGCTTCAGTTGGTCGTGGTCGTCTAACTGATATGTACGTTTCACCAGAAGCTCTTGAAGACATCCGTAACTGGGGTCTTGATCAGGTTGACGAAGTAACTCGTCGTGAAATTTATAACGCCGCAGAAGATGGTGCTCCTATTACACGTATCTTTGGTGTTAACCTTCATGATCTTGATGAACTTGGCGAAGGTCAGGAATATCAGGACTTCTTCACCAATGAGCTTTCAGGTGCTGTAGAAGCTAGCGACTTAGAACTTGTCGTTGGTCTTGATCAGTCAGCTAATGACAGCTTTGTTATGCCAGTTAAGGAGCAGCTTCAGGTCTTTGAAGACCCAACTCTCCATCGTCAGCAACGTGCTGGCTACTATGGCTTTGCAGAGCTTGGCTTTGGCGTTCTAGATAACAGAAGAGTCATTCTTGGTTCATTCTAGTTTCTAGTGATGTAAACAAATTAAGCCGCTCTCATTAGTTGGGGGCGGCTTTTTTTGTGTATAATACAATAGATGTATACATTCAGGACTCACTCTAGGAGGCAAATATGGCCGCTTTATCAGATTATTTAGAATCTGGTCTTCTTAGTCATTTATTCAGAAATACGGCTTTTGATAGACCAGAAAATATTGCAATAGCTCTTACTTCAGACGTACCAATTGATTCCGACACTGGAGCAACAATTCCAGAAATTCCTTCTGGCGTTGCTCAAGGTGATGATTTTGTAACAACTAATTATGCTAGAGTCGAACTTGGGGCACCAGCAGATAGCGGCGATGCTAATTGGAATACAGTTGGCGTAGATGATTCAACTATTTATCAAGTCTATAGTGAAGAAGTTGACCATAGTGGATATTTTTATCCTTTGTATTTATCAGAATCTGTTGCTCAGGCAGCTGACACACAAGCTGCTCCAATAGAATTTAGTTTTTCCAATACTTTTCCAGGTGTAAACTTTTATGCTCCATTTGGATCTTCTGTTAGCGGTTCTCAAACAACGGGTGGCTACACACAGTATGAAGGTAATGGATTTATCAAAAACAAGTTAGACTTAGTTTTCAATACAGCCTTTACTGATTGGGGATGGGTTTCAGGTGTTGCTATTGTTG